ATATGATTCCGATTGTTAAAAGCACAGATACCCAACCCACGAGCCTCTCGCAAAGAGAGAAAGACGATAGTCTGCTCGGGGCGATTGTTCTCTTAGTGGAATCCACAAGTGTCAGTGAGACACCCTGTGAAGATCGTGTTTTCACAAAAACTGAGTTGAAAGCACAAAAGCACCGCGACGCCGCCACATTTGGCAGCTTCTACAATACTTCGCTTTCAGGAAAGATCTTCGTGAAAGGTAAGGTTAACGGCGTCAAGCTGACGCACCGTGGCATCGACTTTTACAGGAAATTCCCGCTAGTCTTTGATGCATTGGGTGTAACCTTAACACGAGAAGGTAAGACAACGCTTGACTCGATGTTAGCTAACCACTTCCCCTTACGCGACATTAATTTTGATGCCGGATGTATGGGTCCATGGTTTGCTCTCAACGTATTATGCGCTGTCCTTGAAACACTGTTCGATTACGATCCGCGTTTAGAACACAGTCTCCTTTCGGAGGAGGTCTTGGAGTTCGTAACCCGTTTCCAGAAGGTAGACAACAACACCGCTGTTAAGCGATTAAAATTCATGTTGTCCTACTGGTTTGCGTATTACATAGGTGATGAGTTACCAGTTGGGGACCCGTCCTGGGACCCATGGCCTTTTTGTGGCTTTCTTCGCAAACATTTTCGGCGAATAGCCCATTATAAGGACAAGAAGGGACAACCACGCGCTAAGGAGGCGCGTCTCTTCTACTCGTTACTGCAGTGTAAGCGCGGCTGTTGTCCGGTTCCCGAGAGCTATATTGAAAAATGCCTTCGGGATCATAGGTCACTTCTTACTAGGGAACTTGTCCCTGGTCCGGTGGCGAAGGTGGACACAGAGGTACCGAGAGAGATTCTTGATCAGATAGTCATGAAGACTGATGAGATCCTCAATAAATTTACGGTACCGTTTACTCATAAGGGTTATGAACCGTCTCGTTCTAGTTGCTACGAAACTGGTTCGGGTGTAGGGGGTCAGTTTACACAACTGATCTTGTCGCTGAAGCGTTCCTACTTTGACGAGCTTATTGGTTGTATCCAAGTCGGATGCGACAAAGTCGTCTACAAGTATGGTTGGGGATTGGGATCTTATGAAGAGGTCTTGCGAGAGATTTATACTCGCGAATTGACTAAAGGTCGTATGACCTGTAACGTACATCCCATTCTTGAACCTTTGAAGGTCCGTATAGTCACATGCGGTCGGGCTGAGCCTTATTTCATCGTACATTGTGTGCAGAAATGGATGCATGCTAATCTGCGATTGATCCCTCAGTTCGAGCTAATAGGAAAGCCGGTTGACGAAGATGTCATGGCTCGTTTCCTGAAGATAGCTACGGGACCTTTGATCATTTCTGGTGATTTTTCAGCGGCAACGGACAACCTTAAAATGGTTGTTACAAAGACAATCTTCGAGAGATTGCTTCGGCGGTTGGAGCTGGACTGGATTGACGATGATAATCAGTTCGGTACTAATTTGTCGAAATCGGAAATTTTGGCGCAAATTCAAGAATTATCGCGCAAGGTGCTTTATGAGCACGAGTTGGAATACCCAGAAGACTATTCAATTCCTGCAGGTTTGCAGACGAACGGTCAGTTAATGGGCTCCCCGTTAAGTTTTCCGATTCTTTGTATTGCTAACGCCATTTGTTATTGGTTAGCACTATACCCGGACAAGAGCTTTGAAGAGCTATGTGTCCTCATAAATGGTGATGATATCCTCTTTTCCGCCACACCTGAGGAGTATAAGAAATGGTCCGACTATCTTCCCACTTTCGGCTTTGTTAAGTCGATAGGGAAGAATTATACTAGTCCCCGTTTCTTTATGATTGACTCCGAATTGTTTGATCGGAAGGCATTTGAAGAAGGAAGTCATTTGCTAAAGACCC